ATGGCCGGTGCTCGGCGCCGAAGACGGCGGCGACGGCGGCGACGGTGGCGATGGTGGAGGCGACGCCGGCGCGTCCGGCGGCGACGGCGGTGACCGCGGGTTCCCGGCGAATACGCCGCTGACGTCGATGACGGTCGAACAGCGTGAGGCGTACTGGAAGCATCAGGCACGCAAACACGAAGACCGTGTGAAGTCGTACGGGAACCTGAGCCCGGACGACCTCGTGACGCTGCTCGAGAAAGCGGCCCGCGCGGACGAGCTCGAGTACGACCTGTCGTCCGAGACGGAACGTCAGGTGATGGACGCGCGTGCTGCGGCCCGCGCGGAAGCGTTCGACGAAGTGTGGCCGGAAGTGATCGGCGCGACGCTTGACGCCGCGGCCGCCCGCGCCGGCGTCGCCGCCGACGCCCTGAGTGCCGCGATGGAATTCGTCGACACGTCGAAGTTCCGGAACGCGGAAGGCAAGATCGACGCCGCCAAGGTGTCGAGTTTCATCGAAAGTATCGCGCCCGCCAAGGGCAACCAGTCGGGCCGGAAGGGTCCGTCTGGCGCCGGCACCGGGTTCCGTCCCGGTGCGACCGCCACAGGGTCAGCGGCCGACAAGGGCCGAGCCGAGGCGGCACGCCGTTTCGGTCAGAAGTCGGCGTGAATCTTCCAAGTCATCAAGCCTGAGAAGGAATCGTCATGGATATCGGTGTTCAGCGCACCAGTTACCAAGTCGAGGACCGTAGCTGGCTCCTCAGTGAGCTAGGCACCACCCCCGGCGAGACGCCGACGGTCGTCCTCGACATCTCCAAGTTCACCGCCGGCACCCACTTCCCGAACGGGTATATCCCATCGGGAACGGTGCTCGGCAAGGTCACCGCGTCGGGGCTGTACGGCCCGTACAACGACGCGGCGTCCGACGGCACACAGACCGCGGTCGAGATCCTGTTCTCGTCTGTGCGTGTCACTCGGCAGGACGGGACGAACGCGACGAAGGTCGGCGGCGCGGGCCTCCACCGCGGCGAGGTCGACCCGGCGAAGCTGCCGTTCTCGTCCGGCGCCGGCGCGATCGACGCGAACGGCAAAGCCGACCTCAAGTTTATCAATTTCTCGACCGGCGCCTGAGAGGTAACGGATCATGGCGATTTTCTTTGACGCACCGGTCGAGCCGGACGCCCTCACCACGTTCGTTCGTGAGGTTCCGGTCAACCGGCCCGGGCAGACGAGGCGTCTCCTCGGCATGTTCAGCCGTCTCGACGTCGACGACAACGCCGTCGATTTCGCGACGATCACCCGGACGAACCGTGTCGCACGGTTCCGTTCGTGGGACGGCCGCATTCACGTGTCGAAGCGTGACACCGGTTCCGAGGCGCGAGTGAACCTGCCGCCGCTGTCGACCTCACTGAACATGGGTGAGTACGAGCGGCTGCAGTTGCAGTTCGCGCGGAACGGCGGCACGAACGAGCAGGCGCTCGCCCGGTCGATCTACAACGACGCGGAAACCCTCACGAACGAGGTTCTCAACCGTCTCGAGCTCGCATGGGGCGACCTCCTCACCGACGGCAAGTTCACGATGCTGACCACTGAGGGCGGCCTCGAGTCTGACTACAGCATCCCGTCGGACCAACTCATCACCGTCGGCACGGCGTGGACGACCACGGCGACCGCGCCGGCGCTGTCCGACCTCCTGTCCGCGTACGACCTGTACACGAGCAGATACGGCGCGGCCGGCCAGATGCTGACCAGCCGCCGGGTGCAGCGTCTCCTGTCGCAGAACACGGAGATCATCAACGCGGTCGCGGGCGCGCAGACCGGCCGGACCCGCATCAATCTCGCGGAGGTCGGCGACCTGTTCGCGTCCGAGGGGCTTCCGCCGCTCGCCGAGCCGTTCGACGAAAGTCTCGACGTCGACGGCGTCACGACCCGGGTGCTCGCCGACGACAAGATCGTGTTCCTGCCGCCGAACGTCGACGACCTGGGCCGCACGGCGTACGGCGTGACCGCGACGGCGCTCGAGCTCGTGAACAGCAACGAGGCTGACCTGTCGTTCGAGGACGCTCCCGGCGTCGTCGGTGTGGTCGAGAAGGTCGGCCCGCCGTATCGGCAGTTCACTTTCGTCGACGCGTGCGCCATGCCGGTTCTGACGGATTCGGCGCGGCTCATGGTCATGGACGTCGCCTGATGGGGCGGCGTCTGGCGGCGTACACGTCGGTCGACGGGGTTTGGTACGGCCCGGACTCTGACGTTCCCGACGACGTCGCTTCGCGGATCACGAACCCGAAGGCGTGGGCCGACGCCGCCGCGGATCCCGTCACCGACGAACCAGACCCGGCACCCGGCGACGACGGTGAGGCTTCGGCCCCGCCGCCGAAAGGCGGACCCGGGTCCGGCCGCGACGCGTGGGTCGAGTACGCCGAAAGTCTCGGCGTCGTCGTCGACGAAGACGCGACGCGTGACGAGATCATCGACGCGGTCGCCGACGCCGGCCACCCCGTCGACTGACACGGGAGGAGGGACGCAGTGACAGTCCTCGTCACCGACAGCGACGTCGAAGGCGCGTTGCTGCGTCCCCTCACCGAAGACGAACGCGCGTTCATCGACCAGGCGTGCGAGCGGGCGACGGTGATCCTCCGGTCACGCATGCGGAACGTCGACGCGCGGATCGCCGCCTACCTCGCCGACCCGACCTCGCCGACCGGAGTGGATCCGGCGATGGTCGCGATCGTGCTCGGCGACGTCGTGAAACGCGCCATGTCGAACCCTGACGGCGCGGCGTCGGTGACGACGTCTCAGGGCATGGGCCCGTTCTCGACGTCCGCTACGCGCGCGTACGGCCGCCCCGCCGGCGCGTTCGACGGCATGGACGTCACCGACGCCGACCTCGCTCGGCTGACGCGTCGGGGCGGTCAGCGGCCACGCAGCATCCAGACGCGGGCCGCGCTCGCGCCGGCGAACATTCGGCAGGACGTGTGGGCGCCTCGGCGATGGAACGAGGCGTGGTGACGGCGCCGCGGTTCCTCGTGCCGATCACGATCCTCACCCGCGTCGTTTCGGAACAGCAGGACGACTACGGGAACGACGTCGACGAGTCGGTGTCGACGCCGACGGACCATGTCGAAGGCGTGTTCGCGCCGGGCGGGTCCGTCGAAGACACCACCAGCCGGGAACAGGTCATCACGAACCCGACAGTGTTCCTGCCGGCGTCGGTCGACGTGACCGCGGTCGACGCGGTGCAGGTTCACGGCCGCGTGTACGAGGTCGAAGGCGAACCGGCGGCGTGGACCGACAAGCACCCGTTCACCGGGTGGATCCCTGACCTACCGGTCGTCGTGACGCTGCGAAGGGTGGAGGGCTGACAAGGGTGGCTGGGCCGAAGTACCGCCTCGACCGTGCCGCGTTCCGCGAGCTCGTCCTGAACGCGCCGTGGATGGTCGCCGAAATGGACCGGCGCGCGCAGGCCGGATACGAGTACGCCGTCACGGTCGCGCCGGTCGAGTCCGGCGAGTACAAGGAATCGTTCATCATTTTCGCGGGCACGAACGGCGGCGCGAAACACAACCGCGCGTATGCGGCGCTGCACAACTACTCCGACCATGCCCTCGAGGTCGAGTTCGGCACGGAACGGCAGGAAGCGCACCACGTCCTGACACGCACGCTCGGCGTGATGGGTGCGTGACGCGTGAACGTGCTCGAGGTCGACGCGACTCAATACATGCTCGAAGTCCTCGCGTCGACGCAACTCGCGCGGGTCGTGACGTTGCTTCCCGGCACGCTTGACCAACTCGTTTTGCAGGTTGTCCGCACCGGCGGACCGAACGACCATTTCGTCGTCGACTCGCCTATTTTCGTGCTCCACGCGTTCGCGCCGAAGGAACCGAACGGCGCGAAGGCGGCCAACATGCTGCTGTATCGGGCGTTCACCGCCCTACTCGCCGCCGTCGGCCAGGTCGTGCCGGTCGACGGCGGCCGCGCCGTCATGACGCGTCTCGACCTCGTGTCGGGCCCGTCGCCGGCGCCGTACGAAAACCCGAACGTCCGGCACGCCGTGTCGACGATTCAGGCGCGGATCAAAGCCGCGTAGGCAGTACCCGCACAACCCCCGGCGCCGCTCACCCGGGACTGTTCACCCCCCGAAGATCGCCCACGTGAAGGAGCGGCGCCAGCATGTCCAAGAACAACAGCAACATTTTCGTCCCATCGGCCTATTCGGTGTGGACGGGACCGTTCGGCACGGCACTGCCGACAACCCTGACCGCGTCGCCGAACGGCATGTATGAGGTCGGGATCCTGTCCGACCAGGGCATCGGCGAGTCTCGGAACCTGAACGAGACGAAGATTTACGACATGCTCGGCCAGTTGCAGCGGATCATCCGGAACCAGGAGGAGCGGCCGTTCACGTTCCAGGCGCTCGAGGACAACCGCGTCGTCCGGGAGCTCCGGTACCCGAATTCGGTGCTGACCACGCAGGCCGGCACCGCCGAGGTCGAGACGGCGACGATCAACGGCACCCCGACGGGTGGCACGTTCACCCTGACTGGCGGCATCGGCGGTTCGGGCACGACAAGCGCGATCGCGTACAACGCGGCCGGGTCGGCGGTGCAAACGGCGTTGCGGGCACTGCCGGGTTTGTCGACGGTGACGGTGGCCGGTTCGGCGGGCGGGCCGTACACGATCACGTTCCCGGCCGCGTACGGCGACGTGATTCAGTTGACGACCGACTACTCGGGTTTGACGGGCGGCACGTCGCCGAACGTCGCGATCCTGACCAGCACCCCCGGCGTCGCTTCGGTGAACACCCGCGTCGTCGGGTCCGGCACCGGGTCGGCCCGCCGCGCGTGGGTCATCTACGTCGCCGACGGGTCGAAGGCGAACATGTTCACGTTCTCCAATGCTGAGGCGACGCAGACCGGCACGGTGGCGACGTCGACGTCGGGCGGCAAGATTTTCGAGTTCGCGTTGCAGCCGTACCCGGACCCGGTGACCGGCGCGTTCTTCACCCTGATCGACAACGACGGCGCGCAGTCCGCGACGTACGCGTAACCCCCACTGGCGGGAGACGCGTCGTGGCTTGAGCGGGCCCGACGCGTCTCCTTCAAATCCGCTCACCCCGCTCACGAAATGAGGGCACACGCTCATGTCCGAACCATCGAAGAAGACGCCGAAGCGCACGCCGGCCGAAGCGGCGGCGCTCGAGGCGAACACCGACGACCCCGAAGCGGCCGCCGCGCCGGCCGCCGAGGACGCGCCGCTGCCTGACGGCATGGTCAAGGTGCCGTTCCGCGGCGTCGATCTAGTCGTGCCGGGCCCGGCGCGGTGGGCGAAGTCGTTCGCGATCCGAATGGCGCTCGCGTCCGGCCGCGACGATCAACTGATGTACGCGATCCTCGGCGACGGGAACACGTCTCTCGTGTCTCGCCTCATCAACGAGGACACCGACGATTTCGTCGCGATCGTCGGCGAATTCTTCCAGGCGTACAACGAGGTCACGGAGGCGACCGGCGAGGGAAACTCCTGATCCTCGGGGCGCTGCTGTCGCAGTACCACGAGGAGATCGAGTTTGACCTGTCCCGGCACCACCGGGTCCGGATCCGTGATTTTTGGCGCGGCGAGATCACGCCACGCGAACTATGGGTGCTGCTGCGGTTCCTGCCGGCCGACGAGTCGGCGTTCATTCAGGCCGCCTACCCGGACGAGGCGGCCGCGGCGCGGTGGTCGTTCACCACTGAGGCGGTCGCGTCGCTCTACGAGTTGACGGCGACCGGTCGCGGCTACGAGAAGTACCCGCGTCCGGCGGACATGGCGGCGCAGCGGGCCCACCAGAAACGGATTCAGGACGCGCTCGAGGCGCAGCGGGCCCGTAACCGAGAACGCGACGAAGCGGAAAGGGGAGGGCTGCGTGGCTGAGGGCAACATCGGTTCGGTCGGCGTCGAAGTCGTCCCTGACGCGCGTGGTTTCTGGACCCGGTTCCGGGCGCAGACGTCCGGCGAGGCGTCGGCGGAAGGCCGCCGCGCCGGCGCCGAGTTCATGCGTGGCCTCGAGTCGCAGACGGCGCGGGGCATCAATCTCCGCGCCGAACTGGACACGGCGCGGGCCCGGGCCGAGCTCGCGGCGTTGCGTGCCGGCGGCGGCGGGACGGTCGTCGTCAACGCGCAGGCGAACACGGCT